GAAAAGGGAGATTAATCCCAATCTGCCTCGTCACTATCTTCTAAACCGAATTCAAAGTGACTTATTAGTGCCGCCTTCATTACTGAATCAAACATATTTATATTGTCTTCTACTTCTGAAATATCTAATTGATCATCAAAAGTTCTTACAATTTCTTCAGCGACATGAAGTCTTTCTTTTACTGATACATATGGTTTAACACTATCCCATATATTATATAGTAACTCAATTTCAGGATTCATCTGTGTAATCCTCCATATTAGGTTCTAGTATTTCAGGATCAATGTCTTCTGGAGTATCTTCCTCTACTGCCATAGGATTCATATCCCACTCATCTAAAATTACTTGTAGTTTATCATTAGTCCAACCTTTCCTAAACTCTTTGATCTCCTCACCAGTAACTGGAGAAACATAAGAAAGTTTGTTACCTACTTTAGTAAGTATCTCTTTTGCTTCTAACATTTCTACCATACCACTATAAGGGTCCATTCCTGTTTCGTATGGAATCTTAATCTGCACACCTTCAAAAGGTTTGCTATATCTAGACTTCATTACTTTACAGGCGGCTCTTATACCTTGTACTGTGGAAACTTTGTTTCCTGCTTCGTCCTCTTTCAGTTTAAGTTTTTTAATTGCTACAACAATACTTGATGCATATATAAATCCTTGTCCGCCTGAGATTTTATCGTCAGGGTCAAACATATCTTGTGATGCATAAGTATGGTTTGTTGCTACTATTCCAATTGGATATGGTGCAATCTGGTTAACGGTGTTTCTAACTAAAGACGCCAACGCCTTAGGCTTTCTACCCATATCACCTTTCATATCACCTTTTTCAAATTGTGCTACGTCAGTTGGTGTTAATAACATTCCTAAACTATCTATAACAAACAACAACTTGGGCATGTCATCATACTCCATATCGCCATAGTTTGTTTTGTAGTCTTTCATAAATTCACTAATTGCCTTTGCAACGTCGTCTATCATTGAAACACTAACTTTTAGTAGTTTGTCTGGACTTGTATCAACATCTAATGCCTGTAACCATTGTTCGTCTAATGCGTTCTCAGAGTCAAATAGAACTACTTGACATCCTTTATCTTGTGCATTTTTAACAATGTTACCAGAACATATAAATGATTTTCCAGAACCTGATTCACCAGCAAACACACTTACTTTACCTAATGGGATACCTCCATTGAAGTCTCCACTTATTAAGTAATCAAGTGTTTTGTTACCAGTGCTGACCCAATCTCTAGGATCATGGAATCCAGCACTAATACCTGAAATGCTTTTGGTTAAACCGGTTCTGAACTTTGTTAAGTCAAATGGCTTTTGCATAATCTCTCCTTACGACTGTCTGTTTCTGATCATGTTAAGAATATCATCTGCTGATTTCTTACCAGTATCTTCTGCTGGAGCAGTTGCTACTGTTTCAGCCACTGGTGCTGGAGCAGGAGTTTCTACTGCTGGTGCAGTTGTTTCTGCTACTACAGGTTCTGGAGCACTTACAGGTGCCACACTCTCTGTTGTAGTTGCTTGTACAGTTTGAGCTGGAGCCACAGTTGCCTGTGTTTTTGTTCCAGTATCAAGTCCATAGGGTTTGAAAAAGTTACCCCATTTTGCTGGGTCATATAATTCCCCATCTACTGATGCTTGGAACATTTCTGCTATCGCTTGTACACCTTCTGCTGTTGGTTTAGCAGGAAGGAAGTCATTAAGGTTATGTAAACCATGTGTATCAATAGCCGCTAAATTTTCTTCAGTAAGAGCAGATTCTTTTCTTGCCCATTTACTTGTAGAGTAGTCTGCGTATTGACCTTTGGTTGTTTTAGATAATCTAAAGTCAGTACCTGCAACATAGTCTGTTGGAAGGTTTTCCATTTCTGGGTCCATAAGTGCTGATTTGATTATATTAAATATTTGAGGACCAATTACAAAACGTCTAATTGGATTCTCTGGCGAAGTTTCATCTAAAGGATTTTCGTTTACGAAACCTTGGAAAATGTAACTTCTTTTTTTCCAGTACTTTCTACCCATATCTTCTAAAGATGGGTCTTTAAACCAAGGACGAACCTCAGTTAATACTGGACATATATCACCAAACATTTCCATACAAGGAACTTGTACAGTTGTTGGTTTTTGATCTCCGCCTACTATTCCTGGGAATGTAAGTCTGATCATTTGTCGTTCAACCCAAAAGAACGTGTTGTTTGGATCACTGTCAGGCAAGAATCGTAGTAAAGTACTACTTCCTTCGTCTATGTTCCAAAATGGGTATATTGCGTTATCGCTTTGAGCTTGGGAGTTACCTTTGGATTTGCTTTCCATTGATTGTAACTTTGCTCTTATTTCTGCTAATGAGGCCATGATATTTCTCCTATATTTGCCATGTTCGTTATACCTTCTGTGTTTAGGGTATAACTGTATTTCTATTATAATGCCGAGATGTAAAAAAGTCAACACCTTTTTACAACTATTGGTAAATTATTTTACCAACAAATTTATTTATCTATAAAGTAGTATATTACTCTACAAACTGGTCAATAAATGCTTCATATGACTCTTCTACGTCAACTGGAGCAGTTTTTACATTGTGTTGACCTGCACTTAATAAACAACTCTTTATTGTACCATATTCAAATTGGTTAAGTTGTCCACCGGCACTAATTTTACTACTAATGCCATGTAAATAATTAGATAATGTGTTGTCTGATGCTGAGTAGCCTAACTGACTAACTTGATGTCCAAGTTTGCCATGAGGTGTATCAAAATCTACAATATCATTTTCACTAAGTAAATCTTTTATATTTGCAAATGTTTCAGATTCTATTGCTTTAACAATTTTATTTTCAAAACTTTGTTTTCTACTCGTCATTGCTTTAAGACTATCCATTACATTTGAAACTTTTTCATCAAAGTGTGTTTCTGTAAACTTACTTTCTAAATCTAGATCATCTTGTAGTATTTCAACATTGTTATAGCTCATTACAGTTTCAACTGCATTTGCATAAGTTTTCACACCACTTAATCTTTTTAGATTAGTTTTAATATCATTTATGTTTTCCATAGCCATAGTAACAAATTCTTCGTTTGCTTCATTTACTAAATTTGCTTTTCTAACATATTGTATAAATTCTTTTAATTTTTTAAACTCTCTTGACATTTCAGTAATTGATTCGCCTATTTCGTCAAAAGTTTCTCCGCCATTGTGCAAATGTCTTGCCATTGCTCTTGCGGCTGACAGATTGTTTTCTGCCATTTTAAATTTCTCTTCTCCACGTTGTATTAAAATACTGTGAATATTTCTGCTTCTAGCACCACGAACTTCTTCGTTTACTTCTTTATTATGTCTTACTATAATTTTAACATTATCTGCTAGTGGTTGGTAACTGGACTTTCTGCTACCTGTCATTCTACCTAAACTTGCTTCTGTAACACTTTCTTTTTTCTGTGCTTTTCTAACTGGCTTCATATGTCTCATATATCTATCATATGGTGATTCTTTTTTACCTTTAGGTCTTCCTCTCATTGCCTCTTGATCCAAATATTTAGGATCAATTTTATCAGCCATTCTATCTGCTAGATCTTTTTCTACAGATTTACTATAAGGTACTGTTGGATCATTTTTACCTTCTGCAAATTGTTCATGATCTGCTTTATAAATTCCATAACGTTGACTAATTATATTAGGTTTTGGTTTGTCTTTAGAAGTTTTCATTTCCCAATTATAATAGTCTGAAAAACTTAGTGCAGAGCCGTCTGCATTTACAGGCATCTCACCAACTCTGGTCTTAATCATCTTAACTTCATTAGGAGAGTATGCAGGTCTTCTTATATCTGAATCTTCTGTTTGCATTTGCATTTGTTCTTCTTCTGCTTTTTTCTTTAATTTATTTAGATATTTTTTTAATTTTACTCCGCCATATACTGCGAGGGCTACGGCAGAAACAGGTAATGCATATTTTTGTATAGCATCTATTATAGGTTCCCAGGCATCAGGCGTTACTTCTGGTAAAACATTATCCTCGACCCAGTCAAGTGCTTCTTTTGTTTGATCTAATTCTCCGTCTAAGGCATCTGTTGCTATAAATGTTTTAGCAGGATTTCTTAGTGCATATCTGGCAACTCCTGCTATAATTCTTGTTCCTATTAACCAAGCACCATAGGCTAAAGGTGCGACTTCATTTATTTGTTCTTCTTCATAGGCTTTAGTACCTCCGAAGTATCCGTCATCTATACCTTCACCATCACATATAGAACAAGATTTATCTCCATCATATCCTGTGCCTTCACAGTCCATACATACTTCACCTTTAGGTTCTGGGTCTTTAGTATTTTCTTCTATACCAGAAAGTCGTTTTAATAAATTAATTTCTTCGTTCATGTCAATCTCTTGTCTACGAGCAACGTCTATTTCTTCACCTTTAGGTTCTATTTTTTTATCAAATACTCTAAAGTCAAAGGATAATAAACTATCTTGTGCTAGTTCTTTTAATAAGTTTCTTAAATTGTGATCTGCAAAGTCTTCACTAGTCTGCAAAGATATTTCTTTTTCCATATCATCAACTCTAACTAAAATGTTAGGTTCGTCGCTAACAAATCTTGTGCCTTCTTGTGGGTCTATTACAACTTTACCTTCTTTATTGAAAGTTCTAAGGTCAAAACCATGTCCTTTAAGTAGGTTAAAAACTTTTTCTGAAATGTCTTTAAAATTTGTTGCCATACAAGTATTTATCAGATTATACCAATTGGCATGGGGTCATCGTAGTCATCATCATCACCGCCTGTGGAATATAATGAGTCTACTCCTAAACTGTTATTTACAGCATCGTAAACTTCATCTTCAAAAGTACTTACATAGTCTATAACTCTAACAGCAATCATCATACTCATTACTAGGTCGTCTGAATCTCCTGGTCTTGCCGCAAAACTATTACCTTTAGATACAAAGTTTTTAAATTCTGATAAACAGGCTTTACTATTAATTATAAGTTTGTCATTTTCTATTAATCTTTTCATATTAATACAAGATTCTACTTTTACTTTGTGTGTTGTATGGAATCCTCTTCTACCTGTTTTACCCTGTATTCTTTTAGGTTCGTGTAAAAAGTCTCCTGGAAAAGCATCTTCTCCGGTGTCTCTGATTACCACAAGTGCGGCCTCTCCAATTGCGTTGTTTTCAACTGTCCAATATATAGTATGAGCACCTTGTTCCTTAATAAAATGCATAACTTCTAACATGACCTTTATCTGCCCTTCTATAGGTGTTTTATTATGACACCATTCACCTACTTGTATCATAGATGGTAGCTCTACAATTTGTATAGCCGCATTATCACCGCCTGTTCCTGTACTAGGATCTAGTGTAACTACATAGATATTTTCAGGACTTGGATATTTAAACCAACGAACATGTCCCATTTTCATTATAGGTTCATTACCTTTTAATTCTAATAACTTTAATTGGTTTATAAGTGTTTCATCATATATAACAAATTCACATTCATGTTCACGTTTAAATCTTTCTGTACCTATTCTTCCTCTTTCTTCTATAGCCCAATTGACATCTCTATCTGGATGTTCGTCCCATTTAGCAAGTAAAGGTTTAAATCCATTGACTCCTACTTCTTGTTCGTTTCCGTGTTCATCAAACATTTTATTTGCAGAGTTCCAGATACTAGCAAATGTATCTTCATCACTATTTGGTGTGGAAGTAATTATACATTTACCGCCTGTTGCTAAAGTAGGTGATAGTGCTGTCCAAAACTCACTAGCAATTCTGGGAGGCACAAAGGCAAACTCGTCTAAGTAGACTAACGTAAGTGACATACCCCTACCAGTGTTTTCAGTAGTAGTTGCACTTACTATCCTGCTACCATTATCAAAAGCCATA